TACTATTAATACTAAGTAGCTATTGCCCCTCGGGGATATGTATCAATAATTTACAATACACTTTGCTACTATTAATACGATGATAAATACTATGTCAAGTGCAAACAGAATACATTTACAATACACTTTGCTACTATTAATACGCTTAAAAGCCTTATAGATGATGCCGTGGAGATAAAATTTACAATACACTTTGCTACTATTAATACGGAGTGCGTGGTTTATGCTTATGTTTCCTGTAGCAATTTACAATACACTTTGCTACTATTAATACTTAATTCTTCAGAATTTGGCACAGAACACACTTTAAATGGCAGAAAGGTAATATGTGTCATTGACGAGGAAAAGTTTCAAAATAAGCAGAAGAACGGGCTCATAACACAGGAAGATGGAGTTTATCAGAACGGATTTACCTTATTTATAGGTAATCCGTATCTTAAATTGCAACCTCATACCGGTGAGACATTAAAACTGGATGGGATTAAATACGAGGTTGTAGCCAGCAAACATGACATGGGAATGTATGAAATAGACCTTGTCAGAAACGAGGAAATATAGATGTTAAATATAAAGCTTGACGAAAGTAATTTAAGACAGATTGAAAATGTTCTTGAATTAATGCCTAACCAATTACCTAGAGCGATAGCAAGAGCTATTAATCGGAGCTTGGCAATGACTAAAACGGAACAGTTAAGGAGTTCTACTTCTATGTATACAATAGCAAGAGGAAAATTAGCTGAAAGCATTACTGAATATAAAGCAAGTTCTGGAAATTTGACTGGAAAGATATATTCAAGCGGAAAGGTAATTGGATTAGACCATTTTAAATTAAGTCCTAAAACAAGATTGAAAAAGAAAAAAATGGTAAGTGCATCTGTTAAAAAAGGTGGAATGAAATCCTTACCAAACGCTTTTATAGCTTATAATGATGGACGATTAGGAGCGTTTGAAAGAAAAGGAAAAAAAAAATTACCTATTGAACGTAAAATGGGGCCATCAGCTCCGCAGATGTTGGGAGAAATGAGCATACTGGACTACTTGCAAGGATTTACAGAAGAGAAATTTAACATGAGATTTGAACATGAAATTGGGAGGCTTATTAAATGATACAGCACACTGAACAGCATTTATATGACTTCCTGAAAAAAATTATGGAAGAAGAAAATATGAAAAACAAAGGCTTTAAAGTATATCGTGGTTTTCTTCCTTCCAATAATTTTGAAGACCGGGAAAACGGGAAAAAAACAAATGACTACTTCCCTTTCGTAATTTTAAGAGCCGTAGAGTTTTCTCAGGAAAGAGAAAATTTCAATGACTATAACAGTTTCGCAGATTTTGAAATCTGGATTGGAACTAAGGAAGAAAAGGAAGAGGATTATATAAATAATCTGGCTGTTGGAGACTATATTAGAGAAAAAATGCTTGAAGAGAGTACTAAAGATGGAAGTTTTGCTGTTGATCAGACGAAAGAATTTAAAGTGACTTTTCATAGCGACACTTCAGAGCCGTATTTTTATTCAAGGATTGAATTTACAGTGTATGCTGAGCCGATAACATCGAAAATAGAAATGTTTAGAAGAATAGTGAAATAAGGAGGAAATAATGAGTGAGACAATGAACGGAGCAATGAATGAGGGAACAAAATATATTTATCTCGGAAAAAATATAGATTTGCCTGAATTCGGATTTATCAAGGGCAATGTGTATTATGGAGATAAAATAGAAGAATTAAAGAAAAAATATCCGTTACTGGATAAATTACTGATAAATGTTGAAGAATTGTCAAAATATGAAAAAAATGAATTATTCCTTGACAAAATATCACAGGAATTAAAAGAAGAAATAGAAGAGAAGACAGGAGGGAGTGAATAATGGCATATAAGCATGGAACATATCAGTCTGAAGTTGCGTCAGACATAAATTTACCTGTTGTACTTGATTACGGACACTTTATAGTTGGAACGGCTCCTATTCATAAAGTGAAAAAGGAAAAAAGGAAAATAAATGAGCTTGTGAGATTAGCAAACTATAGAGAAGCTGTTGAATATTTTGGAGATACTTATGACTTAGATTTCAGTATTTCACAGGCAATAAAAGTATTTTTTGAACTGTATGCAGTGGCACCGCTTTATGTTGTAAATATATTTGATCCTGCAAAACATAAAACATCCAAGAAAAACGAGCAGGGACTGGAAGTGAAAGGTGGAAAGGTATTAGTTAAAAATCACAAAATTATGACTGATACCCTTGTAGTTAAAGAAAACACTACATCACAGCCTATAGCAGACGCCCTGACAGTATGGACGGAAGAAGGGCTTGAAATATATGCTAAGCCTTCGACTGGAACAAAGATAGATATTGAATATGAGGAAGCTGATTTATCGGCAGTCACTAAGACTGAAGCAATAGGTGGATACAATACTAATACAATGAAAAGGACAGGACTTGAACTGATTAATGATATATTCCTGAAATTTTCAGAGCTCCCGGCATTCATAGATGTTCCTGATTTTTCACATGAATCAGATGTTGCAGCGGTAATGGCTACAAAGGCAACTAATATTAACGGTGGAATGTTTGAATCCATGGCATTAATAAACACACCGATTGACAAAAAATATGATGAAATTCCAGAGTGGAAGGACAGTAAAAATATACTAGATAAAGATCAGTTAATTTTATACGGAATGATAGGGCTTTCAGAAAAAAGATATTATCAGTCATTGCATTATGCGGCGTTGTCGATGTCTGTTGATAATGAAAATGATGGAATACCTTCACAGTCTCCATCAAATTATAAGTATAAAATGGACTCTCTTCTTTATAAAACTTCAAGTGGGAATTTTGAAGAGATAATACTTGACAGGGAAACACAGGCTAATTTTCTGAATAAAAACGGAATAATAACGGCTATCAGTTTCAAAGGATGGAAAAACTGGGGAACTGAAACTGCCAAAAATCCGTTGGCAACTGATCCAAAGGATAAATTTTCTTATTCAAGAAGACTGTTCAAATATATTGGGAATGAGCTTGTAATAAGCTATTTTGACAGAGTGGATAAGAAATTCTCATTGAAATTAGCAGAAACAGTTACAAAATCAATAAACATTAGACTTAATTCACTTGTCGCTGCTAATAATTTCTTAGAAGCAAGTGCTGAATTGTCTGTAGAAGATAATAACTTAGTCAATGTAATAAATGGAGATATAACATGGATTATAAATCTTGGAATTATTCCGGGATTAAAATCAATGACATTTAAAAAGAAATACGATGTGAATGCACTGACAACATTTGCAAAAAAATTAAGATAATAGGAGGTTAATTTGATGCAGAAGAATAAGATACCTAACGGGCTGATTGATGCTGAAATATATATCAACGGCTCAAATAATATGGCTGGAACTGGAGAAGTGGAACTGCCGAACATCGAGTATGCCACAATCACTTCTGAACAGATGGGATTGGCAGCAGAAGTTGAAATGCCTTTAATCGGAAGATTTAAAAAGCTAGAAGCTAAAATCAAGATGGATACAGTTGATGACTCTCTGATAGGATTTAACAATGAGGAACCACTTCTCGTTGAATTCAAAGGGGCATATCAGTATACAAACAAAGTAACGCATGGCGTAGGTCTGGGCGATATAGATGCCACATTTAAAGGCATGATAAAAAAGATGGATGGTATCAAAGGAAAGCCTGGAAGTAAGATGGAAACAAGTTTTGACATAGGTTGTACATATTATAAGCTCACAATAGGTGGAAAGACCATTATTGAAATAGATGTGCTTAATAATATAAGTAACATAAACGGAGCTACAAATTCTAAACTGAGAAGATATTTAGGACTAATATAAAAAATAGGAGGATAAAAATATGGCAGAAATAGTTAAATTGGATAGGGAATATACATTAAGTGGGAAAAAATATACAGAAATTGTACTGGATTTTGAGGAATTAGGTGGAAATGACTTAATTGTTGCAGAAAAGGAATATAAAAAAAGAAATAAAGGAGCAGCAGTAAAGGAACTCGAAGATGGATGGGCAATAACTGTCGCATCTAAGGCAAGTGGAATAAGATATGGAGATTTGCTGAATTTAAAAGGCAAGGATTATATGAGGGTGCTGAATAGAACAAAGGGTTTCTTGAACTCTGGCTTGGAATCAGTAGAGGACGAGGATATAACAGAGAAGGAAAATATAGAAGAAATAATGGAAGAGTCAATGGAATAGAAGAATTTCTTGACACTATAACGGATTTACTAGGTGTACTAAATCATTCAGAAATAAATTTAAATATAAGCTACGATACATTGATGTCTTGCAGCTTATATGAACTTAACTACTGGATAGAAAGAGGAAATGAGCTTGTAGAACGTGCCAACGAAAGAATAAGAGAAAATAATGAGCATTAAAAAAACGTGGCATATCAGTCACGTTTTGATAATGTTCCTATAAAAATACATATAGGGATAAATATT